TGATGGGCGGCAGCACGTCGGGGAGCATCAGTGCTACCCCGGTATAGCGTGGGTCGCCGTGCGCCATTTACTTGCCCGCCTTTTTCACAGCGTCTTTGCGCTTCTTGGCGATGTAGGCCGCGCAGTAGCGGTGGGCGGCATCCATGCTGGCGCACAGAGTGCTGGTGGTCGCCTGGTAGCGCTCACGGTTGCGGGTGTTGAAGATGGTGGCGCTGAAGTACAAACCGGGGCCACCCGCCAAGCAGGGGTTACGCTCCAAGTTGTTTTCGTAGTTCATGGTTTCATCGGTGACAAAGGTCTGCGCCTCGATGTAGAACCCGGCGCCGATGGTGCGGCCCAAGCGGTCCTTCTGGTCAAAATCCACCTGGCCTTCGGCCACCGTCTCGCTTGACCATTCTTTCTTCGTCGCATCCCAGTTGGTTAATTTCATCTTCATCTACTCCCGTGGTTGGTGTGCGTATCTCGGTCTATGTTCAGGTTGACAAGCGTGTCACAGTTCACAGTTTCAACAGGGAGTGGCGAAGCGTTGCCATATGCGCATAAGTGTCAACCGGCCATCTAATCACGAAAATTTGCAAGCGGCCTAGACCTGTGTCACAATTCTGGTGACACGTACATCAACCGGAGCTTGGGAAACCATGGCCGCTGCAACACCATCACCACCGTACCAGGTGGACTTCAAAAACCCGGATTACCGGCCCATCTTCCTTGAGCGCACCGAACGCCTGAAGTGGCTCCGGGCCAACCCCGCCAAGCTCAAAGCCGTCAAGGCTTACTACAAAGACCACATCGCCGACTTCATCAGCGACTGGGCCATAACCGTTGACCCGCGTGTCAGCGGTAAGGGCCGCAACCCCGTGATGCCGCTGATACTCATGCCCAAACAGCGCGAGTTGGTGGAGTGGATTATTGCCATGTGGAAAGGCGGCGACCCGGGCGTGCTGGTGAAGTCGCGCGACGTGGGCGCCTCATGGATCGCATTTGCCGTGGCCGTCTCGCTGTGCCTCTTCCACCGCAACATGATGCTGGGGTTCGGCAGCGCCACCGAAGACAAGCTGGACTCAACCACGAACCCTGACACGCTGTTCTTCAAGGGCCGCATGTTCCTGGAGAATCTGCCCGAAGAATTCCGCGCGGGGTGGAACGTCAAGAAACACAGCACCCACATGGGCCTGACGTTCCCGGAGACGCGCAGCAGCATCAGCGGTGATGCGGGCGACCGCATGGGCCGCGGTGGCCGTAAGGCCATCTTCTTTGTTGACGAAGCCGCCCACTTGATGCGCCCTGCGGTGGTCGATGCCGCCATCTCGATGAACACCGACTGCCGCATAGACATGTCATCGGTGAACGGCAGCGCCAATCCGTTTGCCGACAAGGCGCGGCGCTACGCGGCGACCAAGCACCGTTTTGACTTCAATTGGTACGATGACCTGCGTAAGGATGAAGCGTGGTTGGAGCGCAAGCGCTACGAACTAGATCCCATCACGTTCAACCAGGAAATCATGAACCAGTTCGATGCCTCCATGGAGGGCATCGTCATCCCGTACAACTACGTGCAAGCGGCGATTGACGCGCATGTCAAGTTGGGCTGGACCATCAGCGGCATGAAGCTGGCCGGGCTGGACATAGCCGACCGCGGCAAGGATAAGAACGCCATAGCCATCCGCCACGGCATCCTAATCAAGTACGCCGAGATGTGGACCGGCAAAGACTCGGACCTGTACGAAACCGCGGAGCGTGCCTTCAGCCTGTGTGACCGCTTTGAAACACCGGAGTTTGCCTACGATGGCGACGGCATGGGTGTGGGTATCCGCGGCGATGCGCGCAAAATCAACGAAGGCCGCAAGCTGCGCCGCATTCGCACGGTACGCGCGACGATGTACCGCGGCAGCGCCAGCCCCGTGGACCCCGAAGCCATCGCCCCCGGCACAGACCGCACCAATGAGGACTATTACAAAAACATGAAGGCGCAGGCGTGGTTTACCGCGCGCTGGCGTTTTCGTAACACCTGGCTGCTTGTGGAGTCCGCTGCGGGCCGCGGCGACCCCTCGATGCCATTGCCGCGGGTGGAGGACTGCATCAGCCTGGCGAGCGGCTACCAGCACTTCGGGCAGTTGGTCACGGAGCTATCGCAGGCGCAATACAAGCAGGACAATTCCGGCAAAATGCTGATTGACAAGGCGCCGCAGGAGAAGCTGAAGATGGCCTCCCCCAACCTGGCGGATGCTGTGGTCATCGCGATGGCGCCGCGCATCGGGCGCCTGGTCATCACGGAAGAGACCTTGCAGCAGACCAGCGCCGCGGGCGCGCGGGCAGCGCCGGGGAACCCGGGCGGCTTCCGTTTCCCCCGGTCCTAGGCTACATTACGGTAATGAAAGCCAAACCCCGTAAAGCCGCCCCTGCGCGTATTGTTCCCGCGGGAACATTGAAGAACCTAAGCAGCGCAGCGCGGAAGAGCGCGGGCGCCCCCATCAGCCACGCCATCGACAGCCAGACCATGCTGCGCGACATCACGCCCGGCTATGGCAATGCGCTGCGTTTGCCCGAATTACCGCCCGGTGTCATCCCCGCCAAGCCGCCCACCGGCAAGGGGCTGGTGCTCGCGATGGACAACGGCTGCAAGGAAATGGCCTTCGATGACATGCCCAGCGTGGATGGGCTCTTTGGGTGGGGCAACACAAATTTTGCGTTCGGCTATTTCTTCCAGGGCTATCCGTACTTAGCGCAACTGCTGCAAGTCGCAGAGTATCGCGCGCCGTCCGAGATGCAGGCCGCGGAGATGACCCGGCGCTGGTTGAAGCTCAAGGTGTCGAAGAAGCCAAAAAAGAAGGACGGCACCAAAGAGTTGGCGCAGGATGAAGGCAAATCTGGTGAGACGGAAACCGAAGACAACAGTGACCCGCTCGATGACAAAATAGTTGAAATCACGCAGGCCATGGAAGACTTCAAGCTGCGTGACCACTTCCGCACGTGCATTCAATATGACGGGTTTTTTGGCCGCGGTCAGCTATACATCCGCATCAAGGGCCAAGAAGATGACCTGAAGCGCCAGGCGCCGCTGGAGATTGACCCCAAGAATATTCCCAAGGGTTCGCTGCTGGGCTTCCAGCCCATCGAGCCGTACTGGACCACCCCGTATTCGTACAACGCCACCGACCCCACGCGGCCGGATTTCTACAAGCCGTCTTCGTGGTTCGTGATGGGCAAGAAGACCCACCACACGCGGCTGTTGATGTTCCTGTCACGTCCGGTGCCGGACCTGCTGAAGCCCGCCTATAACTTCGGTGGGCTGTCCTGGACGCAGTTGCTGGAGCCCGCCGTCAACATGTGGCTGCGCACGCGCAAGTCCGTCAACGATTTCATCCACAAGTTTTCCATCACCGCGCTGATGACCAACCTGGCTGCGTTGCTCGAAGACACGGAAAACGGCGGTGTGTTGGGTCGCGCGCAACTGTTCGCGAACAACAAAGACAACCAGGGCCTGATGCTCCTGGACAAGGCCACGGAAGAAATCGTGAAGGCCGACACGTCGCTGTCCGGCCTCGATAAGCTCCAGGCGCAGGCACAGGAGCACATGGCGGCGATTGTCCACCAGCCCCTGGTCATCATGACGGGCGTCACCCCGTCCGGCCTGAATGCGTCCAGCGAAGGCGAAATCCAAGTGTGGCACGAATTCTTGTCCAGCCAGCAGCAGCTTGTGGACAACAACGCCAAGCTCTGCATTGAAGCGATTCAGTGCCATCTCTACGGCATGATTGATGACAGCATCACCCATGAGTGGGTGCCGCTCGATGAACCGACCGCCAAGGAACTGGCCGAAGAGCGTAAGAGCGACGCAGACCGCGACGGCGTGCTGATTGACAAGGGCGTGCTGGACCCACAGGAAGTTCGCGACAAACTGGCCAAAGACCCCAATAGCGGCTATGACGGCTTGACCGGCGAAGCGCCCGGCCTCCCCGAACCGACGCTGGACGGCGAAGGCACGGACGATGATGACGAAGAAGACGGCAGCCCGGACCTTGAGCACGCATCGAGCGAAGCGGACAAGGACCGCAAGCACCAGTCCAAGGAAAATGAGAAGGACCGGAAGAACGCGTTGAAGCTTGCGAAGGCTAAGAAGACCGCTTGACACCGCCGTCACGCGTCGATAATCTGCCCGTCCAGTGAGAGCCCCCGACCTAATCATAGGCCCCCGCCTTGACCCACAGACGCACCGTTGGGTGCTGTTTAACTGGCATGGCTGGCAACTCTGCCTGCACAAATGGTGGCGCAGCGACGAAGACCGCGCGCTGCATGACCACAAGTCCGACAACATCAGCATCATCTTAAGCCTCGAAGGCTTCGCCGAGATTGTCCGCACCTATGCGTGCAGCTACGCCATGAAGCGGCCGACCGTGGAGGCAGTCAACTGCAACATCCGCGACCGTGGCTACTTTGATAGCATCCACCACCGCTGGCCGTTCGTGCCTCACTTCCGACGCGCGGAGACTCCGCACCGTGTGGTGCTCTACAGCCGCAAGCCCGTGTGGTCCCTGTGGTTCCGCTGGCCACCGATTCGCCGCTGGGGCTTCCACTGCCCGAAGGGCTGGGTGGATGCAGATGTGTTTTTGTCAACCCGTGGACAGGCGGATGGCGTTGGCAAATACTACCAGGACGGTATCAGCGAGAAGGGCCAAGGATGCGACTGAAGAAGCAAAGCATGCGGCAGATTGCCGACGCGGGCATGGTCTCCCGCAACGAACAACGCGAAGTTGACAGCAGCGTCAACACGCAGAATGGCGAGAAACCGCGGTATTTCCGCGGCGCTTTAGTGAAAACCAAACCGGAGACAAAGACCAATGGCGACGAAAGCTAAGACAATTGCAGACCTACGCGGTGCCCACGACAAGAAAGTGGTGAACCCACGCAAGGTGGAAGCGGCGCTGGCGGCGATGCTGCGGGAAGGCGGCAAGGAAAACCACGAATATGAGGCCGACTTCCTGAAGCGCGCGGGCATCACCCAGCACGATGCGGCCGATGTGCGCCGGGCGTTCCTAAAACACGTGGTTATCGCCACGGGGTTGAATTCCAAGAAGGCATCGCGCAATGTATGGTTTGCGGACCCGAAGACCGCGACCAAGGTCTGCAAGGACTATCCCAACGCCTTCCGCGCGTTCACCATCGAGGATTTCAACACGTGAAGAAGTCAAAAACGGTCGATGACCTGCGCAAGCAGCATGACCCTACCACCATCATCCTGAACCTGCGCGAGGAATTGCGCGAGGCCAAGGCGGCTGCCATCAACGCGGACATCATCCGTGACATCATCGGCACTGCGCGCCTGGAGACACAAGCGCTACGCATCCCGGAGTGGGTCACCAAGCCCACCATCACCACCGATGCGCCGGGCGTGCCGGGCCTCATGCTGTCGGATCTGCATTGGGGTGAAGTTGTTAAGCCCGCGCAAGTCAACGGGGTCAACGAATTCAACATGACCATTGCGCGTCGGCGCCTGGCCAATGTGGTCCAGAAGACCATCAAGCTGTTGAAGATTCTTGACCCGGCGATGCGTTACCCGGGCATCGTGGTCAAACTCGGCGGCGACATGGTGGGCGGCAACATCCACGAAGAGCTTGCGGCCACCAACGAAATGAACACCATGCCGGTGATGCTGGACTTATACCGCAACCTGGTGCCTGCCATCGCGCTGCTGGCGGATGTGTTCGGCCGCGTGTTCCTGCCCTGCGTGTCCGGCAACCATGACCGCGACACCAAGAAGACCTGGCACAAAGACCGCAATGACACGTCATTTGGCTGGCTTTTGTACCAGTTCCTGGCAGAGCGTTTCAAGGATGATAGGCGCGTCACCTTCTATATCCCGGACAGCGCGGACGCGCTCTACCGCATCTTCAATACCCGCTACCTGCTGACCCACGGGGACCAGTTCCGCAGCGGTGACAGCATCATTGGACCCATCGGGCCGTTGATGCGCGGCAACCAGAAGAAGCAACAGCGCAACGCGGCTGTGGACCAGTCCTACGACATCATGGAATGCGGCCACTGGCATCAACGCATTGTGCTGTCCCATTTGATGGTCAATTCCTGCCTGAAGGGCTATGACGAATACGCGGCCGACAACAACTACCGCTTTGAGCCGCCAAGCCAGAACCTTTGCACCACCCACCCGGACATCGGTGTCAACTGGACCATGCCCGTGTTCTGTGACCCACCGGCAAAGCGCGAGAAGGCCGAATGGGTGAGCGTGCAAAAGTGAAGATGTCACTGCCGACAGATAGCGCGGTGCGCAAGAAGTACCCGATGTTCCGCGGGTGTCTTGCATACTTCGCTGCTGCCTTGGCTGGTGTGGCACGCGTGTCAATGGTCGCGAATGAGAAGCACAACCCCGGAGAAGAGATGCACCACGCCCGGGGCAAGTCGAATGACCACGCAGACTGCATCGTGCGGCACCTGATGGATGTGGGAGACATCTACGCGCTTCTTGAGCGCGAGAAGGACGGCCCGACCACTGGCAACCCATTCTTGGAGGAAGTGAACCGCGGGCGCCGCGCGGCGCTCTTGAATGAGGCCGACCAACTGGCCTGGCGGGCGCTTGCGCTATCGCAGGAGCTTCACGAACAATTCGGTGGCGCCCCGCTCGCCCCCAACGCCCGTGCGTAACCGGAAGCTACGCAGTCCCACCGGCAAGCCCGTTGAGCTTGAAGCGCTCCACGCCAACAAGGGCGTTGAAGCTTGGTATCGAAAGAAACTCCAGGACATGCTGAACCGCGCGGCCAACTCCATGGTCCGCCACATCGAAGCTGCCTGGAAGGCCCACACACCCACTGCGGGCTTCGGCCAGGACGCGGTGACACCCACAGTGGCGCTGAATCGAGCGTTGAAGAAATGGGGCGGACTGTGGCAACGCAAGTTCAATAAGATGTCGCTGGACTTGGGGCGTAAGTTCGTCACCAAGAATTTTGCCACGACAGAGCGCGCATTCAGCGCAGCGCTGGCCAAGCAGGGTTTCACCGTCGCCTTCAGCCCGTCGAAGAAGAGCGTGCAGCAATACCACGCGGTGCTGCATGAGAACGTGGGGCTGATTAAATCCATATCCGAAGAATTCCTGAAGGATGTGGCCACCAGTGTGTGGCAGTCCGTGATGCGCGGCGGCGACATGGGCACGCTACGCAAGGATTTGCAGAAGAACTACGGGGTGTCCCATCGTCGCGCGTCCTTCATCGCGCGCGATCAGAACAACAAAGCCAAGGCTGTCATTGAGAACACCCGGCGCCAGGAGCTTGGCCTAGTAAAAGCCGCGTGGCGTCACAGCGGTGGCGGCAAAGTCCCGCGCTCGCATCACGTGAAGTGGGGCCAGGACAAGCTGATATTCAAGATTGCCGAAGGCGTTTATGACCCCGTGGCGAAGCGCCGCGTGTGGCCGGGTACGGAGCCCAACTGCCGCTGCACCAGCCGGTCCATCATCTCGGGCTTTGACGATTGACCCTTAGCCACCGTATGCTGGTGGCATGCCGCTCCAAAAAGGTAAATCCAAAAAAGCATTCAGCGCGAACGTGCGCACGGAAATTGCCGCGGGAAAACCCCCTAAGCAAGCCGTGGCAATCGCATACTCTGAAGCCGGTGAAGACAACGACTTGACGCCATCCGAGTTGGCAGAACTGGGCGTGGCCGATTGCATCGAGTTGGAAGAGGACGAAGACATCGAGTTGGAAGAAGATTGCGCGGTGCTCGGCGCCCATGACCGGCGCATGGCGTTTGACCGCTCGTTGCGCCAGGAGACGGTTGACGGCCGCTTGGTTGTCGAATCGTGCAACATCTCGAAGGCAAATGTGTGCCCCTACTTCGGCCGGGAAATTCCAGGCTCTGAAGCGCTGGGGCTTGAGCCCGGCCGCGCGTACATGCTCTACCGCGACAAGGCGGAACTGGAAGCCGCAGCGTCCACGTATGAGCGCATCCCGCTCATGATGCACCATGTGGCTTCCACAGCGGCGCAGCCGAATAAGCCCTATATCGTGGGCACCGTGTCGAATGTTCGCTACCGCCATCCGTTCCTTATCGCCGACCTGACTGTGTGGGATGCCGAAGCCATCGCCGTCATCGAGTCCGGTGCGCAGCGTGAGCTTTCTTGCGGCTATCGCTACGTTGTGGACATGTCGCCGGGAGAAATCGACGGTGAAAAATACGATGGCCGCATGACCCGCTTGGTGGGCAACCACGTGGCGCTGGTAGAAGCTGGCCGCGTGGGGCCAGATGCCTACGTGCATGATGCGGCTGTTGCATCCTAGGATTTGTTGCGATAATCTGGTCCCTGAAGTGATGTAGTTCACAGTTTTACCCAAAGAGTCACCGCACATGAAAATCTCTGCCCTTGTTGCCTCCCTGGTTCCGTTCCTCGCCAAAGATGCGAAGCCGGAAGACATCACCGCAGCCGTGACCGCGCAGTTGGCGCTGGACAAGGCAGCGACCGACAAGGCCGCGAAGGACAAAGCGGCAAAGGACAAGGCCGCGAAGGACAAGGCAGCCAAAGACGCCGTGCTGAACCTCGAAGGCCCGGAGACGGAAATCAAGTACAACGATGCCAACGATGAAGACATGGAAGATGATGTCGATGGCGAGGACGAAGACAACGAAGACCCGCAGGAAAAGGGTGAGGCCAAGGACAAGAAGCACGCCAAGGACAAGAAGGCGAAGGATGGCAATTGGGGCTTGGGCGGCAAGGACCGCAAGGCCATGGACCAAGCTATTGACGCGCGCGTCCGCTCTGCTGTCGCCGCCGACCGTGCGTTGACCGAAGCCCGCACAAAAGTGCTGCCGGTCATCGGCGTGGTTGCGATGGATAGCGCCGCTGAAGTCTACGGCGCCGCGCTGACCAAGCTGGGCATTGACACCAACGGTGTTGATCCGTCCGCGTTCGCCGCACTGTTCGATGTGGCCACCAAGTCCACGGCACCTCTTGCGCAAGACGGCGCACCGGCCGCGGGCACCAAATCAATGTCTGAAGCCTTCCCGGGCTTCGACCGTATCAAGCGATAAGCAGCAGGAAAACATCACATGTCAAGCCCCAACGGTTTCCAAAATGTCGTCGGTTCCAAGGCTCCCCCGGCTGTGGAAGGTGACTTCGCGTCACTCAATCCGCGCGCCTCAGTGCTCGCCATCGGCGGCAACCTTGTTGCACCGGCCACCGGCCTGCTTGTCGGTCGCTTCGCTTTCGTGAACCCGGCTGACCAGTCGGTACATCAGAGCTATTCGAGCGGCTACCAAATCGGCTTCTTCGCTCGCAATGCGCAGGCGCTCATTACCGCGTTCTTGGGCGCGGCCACCATGCTGGTCCCTTCGGGCTTCATGGTCACCCTGTTTGATCAGGGCGAGTTTTGGGCGCGCTTCGGCGACGGTGCGACGGCGGGCCAGACGGTCTATGCCGACGAAACCACGGGCGCGGCGCAGTCCGGCAGCGGCACCACGTCCTTCACGGGCGCCATCGGTTTCACCGGTACCGCGTCCCTGACTGCGGCTACCAGCGAACTGACCATTGCCACCATCACCAGCGGCTTGATCGAGATTGGCGACGCGGTGACCGGCACAGGCATCACGGGCGGCACGACCATCACCGGCTTGGTGAGCGGCGCCCCCAACACCGTGGGTGCTGTGTACAAGTTGAGCGCAGCGCCGTCTGACGAAGCTGCGGAAGCGGTCACCACGACCAGCAACACGCTGAACGTGACGGCCATCTCTGCGGGATCGTTGAGCGTCGGCGATGTCATCAGTGGCAGCGGCGTGACTGCGGGCACCACCATCGTGGCCTTCGGCACGGGCGTCGGCGGCGTCGGCACCTACATCGTCAGCAATGCGCCGGTCCATACCGCGTCGGAAACGATGACGGTACCGGCTGGCAACGTGCAAACCCAGTTCACCGTGGCCACGAACTGCAACCCCGGCGAATTGGCCATCATTTCAACCTGGTACAACTAAGGGCCAGCGGCTTCACAGAGTTAGGACACAGAGAGACACATATGAAAATCGCATTTGACCAAGCCGCCCTTGCCCGCCGCTATGGCGTCCACTTCATGGCTTCACTCGGCCGCGAAGCCAAGGGCCTGCAACTCATTGACCAGGATTTGGCCTTCGACGCGCAACCGCAACTGGTGACCGCTGCCAACTCCGGTGTCCCGTCGCTGTTCACCACGTTTGTGGACCCGGCAATCATCCAGATTGTCTTGGAGCCCCTGAACGCGGCTGAATTCTACGATGAAACCAAGAAAGGCACGTGGGTCAGCGACACTGCGATGTTCATCACCGCGGAGCGCGCGGGCTATGTGTCCAGCTACGGCGACTTCAGCCAAGCGGGCCGCGTGTCTGCGAACATCAACTATCCGCAGCGCCAAAGCTACCACTATCAGACGTTCACCGAATACGGCGAGCGCGAGATTGAGCGGGAAGCCGAAGGCCGTGTGGATTGGGTCAACCAGTTGAACGCGTCCAGCCTGCGCGTCATGATGGAATTCCAGAATGACAGCTACCTGTTCGGCATCGCCGGGCTGCAAAACTACGGCGGTGTCAATGACCCCGCGTTGTCCGCGCCCATCGCGCCGACGTTGAACTGGACCAGCCAGACCGACCCGTTGATTATCTATGACGACATCCTGCGCTTGGTGCAGGAGTTGGTCACGCAGTCCAACGGCATCCTGAACGCGAAGAGCGACCTGCGCATGGGTCTGTCGCCCACCAACGCGTTGAACTTGAACAAGTCCAACAGCACCAACCTGAACGTCTTGACGCAAATCAAGACGAACTTCCCCAACCTGACCATCTACACCATCCCGCAGTTCTCCACGGCGGACGCGGCTGGCGAGTTGGTCCAGTTGTACGCCCCGATGGTGCGCGGTCAGAAGACCGTGCAGTGCGCCTTCACGGAGAAGATGCGCAGCCACGCGGTGGTCACCAAGTCTTCTTCGTGGGAACAGAAGAAGTCAGGCGGCACGTGGGGTACGATTTTCTATCGTCCTGTTTTTGTCGTACAAATGGTTGGTTAAGGCATATCCGGCCAGTGGCGGTTTCCCTTGCGGAAGTTGTCATTGGCCGGAATCAATTCCAAGTTGGCCTCGCAGTGCAGCCCACACACCAACGGGCTTTTAAGCGGCACCACATGGTCCACAGTCAATCCCATCTCCGCAGCCTTTTCGTAAGCGCGAATCATTTCTTGTTTGTTGGCCCATTTCGGAGTAGCCCGCTTTTCCAAAGCGCGGCGCCGTGCGTTTCTTTCCAGAACCCTAGGCAGATTGAGTTTGTTCCACCGCTTGGCAGCGTCCCGTTCTTTCTGTGGATTTATTGCATATCGCGCTCGCTTCTGCGCGCACACTCTCTTCGCATTTTTCCGGTATCGGGCCGTCGCATACCCCGGCCTGGCATCGTAGTATTTAGCGTTCTGTTCTCGATTGCATTCCGTGCAGTTTTGAGTGCTCACCAGACGCGGCGCCGTATGCCCGCGGCTACACGGTCGCCCAGTGGAATAGTGCAGCAGTCCGGCAGCTTTCGCCGCGTCGATGACTTCACGTATTTTGGTCTGTCCGGTGGTTGCTGTCATGCTGAATAGTTTATCAGATGGTGGGGTGTATGAGGGGGCTTTCGCCAGTATTCCCCGCTTCATCAATGGCCAGGCCCGCATGCCTTCGGCCTCTCCCACCGCGGGTGGCTTCGTAGCGCAAGCAGGCGGCACCATCGCCGGGCGCTTCGGCTGGGGCAACAATGCCAGCCACCAAGTCGCCAATACCCGCAGCAGCGACCAGGACCAGATTGGCGTGGTGCTGCCGCTCGCGTCGGGTTACGGCGCCGGGGTCATCGGCTTCGGCCGCTCCTGGCAGTTCTATGACCCGCTGGTGCGGGCTTTCCGCATCCGCCAAGGCATCAACATTACGCTGATGACCCGCGGAGATTTCTGGCTACGATTCGCTGGCGGTGCCTACACAGGCATGCCGGTCTATGCTTCCCTGGTTGACGGTGCCGCCCTTTCGGGTGAGACTGACAACGCAGAGTTGACACCGTGGGTAGTGTGCAGCAACGCACCGCCAGGGTGTTTGGCGATTGTTTCTACCAACGCGCGTTTCGGAGCCTAGCGGCCGATATAGCGCATCATCAACAGCTATGGAGTAAGGACAATGGATTTAATCACGATTGGTTGCAAACTCCCTCACGGGATTTGGCTGGAAGTCGGCATTGAACACGTTGAAGGCGTGTGGGGTGCTTCGATCCGCGGACCGAAATATGCGCGCGTTCTGCTGAACGGCACGCACGCGGAATTCCAAAAGAAGGCGCCGACGATTCAGCCGGTGGCCACGTTGAACCCTGAGCCGGGCTTGACGCAAATCCCGAAGCAAGTGTGGGACGATTGGATTGCACCGCCCACGAAGTCCAGCCGCGGCGGCATGGGCTACGCGCATCCCGCGCGGAAAAACAACCTGATTTTTGTGGTGCCTGACGAAAAGGCAGAAGCCACGGCAGTGTTGCAGGCCGTCGAATCGCTGCGCACGGGCTTCGAGCCCATCGACCCCAACAACCTGCCCAAGGACATCTTGGAAGCGCCGGTTGAAGGTCGGCCGCAGTTGGGCAAGACTCCGGTGCGGAAAGACTAGGCCATGTCCCAGCCCATCACCCCGTGTGTCAACACACCGCCTGTGCATGGCGTGGTCAGCTTTGACCCCGCTGTGTTCATCGTGGATTACCCGGAATTTGCCGGGATTGACTCCGGGGTGCTGGGCCGGAATTTCACGCGCGCAACTTTGCAGTTGAACAACTCCTGCCAGTCGCTGGTGTGCGATGCCAACGTGCGCGCATTGCTGCTGGAATTGCTGGTGGCGCACATCACCTTCTTGAACCAGGGCACCAACGATGGCGCCGGGAACGTGAACCCGCCGCAGGGTGTGGTTGGTCGCGTAGCATCGGCCACAGAAGGCAGCGTATCCGTGGCTGCGGAGTACGATGCCCCGCCCAACGCGAATCAAGCCTATTACATTCAAACCAAGTATGGCGCCGAGTTTTGGGCGTCCACGGCGAAGTACCGCACGATGCGCTACGTGCGCCCGCAGAACAACGGACCCATTGGCCCCATCTTCCGCGGGTTTTAGTCGTGGCCGTCAAGTCCAAGATGACTGGTGGCAAGCGAGCCATCAAGGTCTTGGAGCACATCGGCGCCAACGTTCGTAAAGGCAAGTTCGTCAAGGTCGGCCATCTCCAGACGCAGGATAGCGGCCACCGTGCCACCTACCCGGAGACGGATACACCCATTGCGCAGGTTGCAGCGTGGGCAGAATTCGGCACCACCACGGAGCCCGCGCGGCCGACGTTCCAACCGATGATTGCGAAGAAGTCACCCACGTGGGGGCCGCTGATGGGCAAGGCCCTCAAGTTGTATGACTACGATTCTGCAAAGGCGCTAGACTTAATGGGCCAGCGCATGACTGATGAACTGGTGGAATCCATTGTGGAAACCGCCGTGACCCCGTTGAGTGAAGTGACCCTGATGCTACGCAAGATGAAGGATGACGACAGCAGCTTGATAGTGACCGGCCGCACCGTGGCAGAAGCCCGTGCGCGCGTCGCTGCTGGCGAGAAGGGAGCCACGGGCACGCGCGCGAAGCCCTTAATTGACACAGGCGTATTGCAGCGGAACCCCGCGTGGAAGGTTGAAAAATAATGGGCATCAACATGCACGCCACCGTCCGCGGTGCCATCACGTCGGTCAACAATGACATTGCGGCCAGCTTCCAAGCGAGCACCGGCAACACGCCCAACGCGTCCGGCAAGCAAACGCCGACCTTCGCCACCGCGGTGCCGGTCAAGATTCAATCGCAACCGTTGAAGTACAGCGATTTGCAGCACATCAACAATATGAACCTGACGGGCGTTTTTCGCAGCGTCCACATGTACGGCAACACTGAAGGCGTGGTGCGGCCGACGCAGCAAGGCGGTGACCTGCTGACGTTCAAGCAAACGCCATCGAGCGTGACGCAAACTTGGAAAGTGGTATCAGTGATGGAGACTTGGCCGGAATGGTGTAGGGTGTTGGTATGCCTCCAAGCGTAACCCCTGCCGCTGACACCGTGTATGCCGACGTTGCGGCCTTCGTCGCGGCGCAGCTTGGCTTGGCCGTTGGCGTCACCGTCATTCAGGGATACCAGAATCGTGTGGCGATGCCCACGCCTGCGTCGGCTGGCTTTGTACTTCTGACGGTCACCGCCAAGAAGCGTTTGGGGACCAACTCGCTGGCGTGGGACCAAACCATTGATGACCCCACTGATGTGACCTACATGCAGCCGCAGATGTGGACTATGCAGATTGATTGCTACGGTCCAAGCGCGTCCGAGTGGTCGGACATTTTAAGCACGCTGCTGCGTTCTGAAGTGGGCTGTGACGCCCTCACCACCTGCCAACCCTTCTATGCCGATGACCCGCGGCGCATGCCTTTGATGGATGCTGAAGCGCAGTATGAAGACCGTTGGGTGGTAACCCTCCAATTGCAGGTCAATTCAGTGGTAGTGACTCCGCAGCAATTTGCGGATACACTCACAGTTGACGTGATTGAAGTCGATGCCACATATCCGCCCTAGGAAGTCTGACCCATGCCTAATTCTATTCCAGCATCAGCCCTTGTGGCAGTTCTCCCCGGTGTGTTGTCCCCTGGCGGCACCCCGCTGGCGCTTAACAGCGTCTTCCTGACCGCTGACACTTCCATCCCCATTGGGACTGTGCAAGCCTTCGCCAGTGCCGCTGCGGTGGCTGCGTGGTTCGGCTCGCAAGCCCCCGAAACTCTGTTGGCCAACATCTACTTCAGTGGCACGGACATTTCCACGCAAATCCCGGCCGTGCTCTACTTCGCGCAGTTCAACGGCGCCGCGGTAGCTGGCTACCTGCGGGGCGCGAGTGTTGCGGCCAAGACCTTGACGCAGATTCAAGGATTGGCGGGCACCATCACGCTGACCATCGACGGTGTGTCAACGGTGTCCGAAGCCATCAACCTTTCAGCCGCCAGCAGCTTCAGCAACGCTGCGGCGCTCATTCAGACCGCGCTACAGGGCGGCACGCCCAACAACACGGCCACGGTGACCTATGACGCGCTCCGCGCGGCTTTCGTGGTCACGTCGCCCACCACTGGCGCTTCAAGCTCCATTGGCTTCCCAACGGTCGATAGCCTGACCACGGGCTTGAATCTGACCGCAGCGGCCGGTGCCGTGCAGTCGGCGGGCGCCGTCACGGCAGTCCCGGCCACCCTCATGGCCACCATCGCGGGCGCGCAGCAGAACTGGGCCGTGTTCATGACCGTGGCGGAACAGATTTTGACCGTCAAAGAAGCCTTCGCCGCGTGGGTGCAAACTACCAACAAGCGGTATGCCTACGCGTGCCAGGACTCGGATGCGAGCCCCACCACGAACCCGAACGCCACCGGCAGTTTCGGCAACATAGTGGCGGCTGCGGAGATGGACGGCATTGAAGTCATCTATGACAACGGGCTCTTCAACACGGTCCCGGGCGCCATCGCTGCCTTCTTCTGCGCCTATGCGGCCTCAATCAATTTGACGGCCACCAACGGCAATACCACCGCAGCCTTCCGTGGCCAAGCGGGCCTGGTGCCGCAGGTGACCGACATCACCACGTACACCAACCTGAAGGCCAATGGGTACAACGCCTATTGCAGCTTTGCGACCAGCACGCAGCAGTTTCAGGAATACCAGCCGGGCAGCATCTCCGGTGAATTCTTGTGGGCCAACGCCTACCTGAATCAAATTTATCTCAACAGCCAGTTGCAGCAAGCGGGCATGAACCTGCTGAAGCAAATACCGGCACTGCCATATGCGCAACGCGGCAAGGCGCTCATACGCTCTGCCTTCTCGGACCCCATCAACGCGGGGCTGAATTTTGGCAGCATCGTTGCTGGCGTCAACTTGTCGGCGGCACAGATTGCCGAAGTCAACAACGCGGCCGGTGTGAACATCGCCACCACGTTGCAGCAGACTGGCTGGTATCTGCAAATTCTCGATGCGCAGCCCAACGTGCGCACCGCGCGCGGCAGCCCGCCCATGACGTTCTGGTACACGGACGGCGGCAGCATCCAATCACTTGACCTTGCGTCAATCGACGTTCAATAGGAGCTTGACTCATGGCCACGATTACAGCCGCCAATAGCGAATTTGTCCTGCGCATCCCGGGGGTGTTCTCCGTGGATCAACCCCTTGAGGGCTACGCGACGGATGACGCGTTTGACAACGAAGATGTGGTGCCCACGGAAGCCAAACTTGGCGTGGACGCCATCATGTCCGCGGGCTACACCCCGTATTTGTTCAAGCAGATGATTCACCTGCAAGCCGATAGCGACGCCATTTTTGTGTTCGACCAGTGGCGCCAAGCCATGGACACGGTGCGCGAAGTTTTCTTTGCCAGTGGCACCATCATCCTGCCCGCGGTGGGCAAGATTGTCACGTTGACCAAGGGCACCTTGACCCGCGCGAAGCCGCTGCCAGATGTCAAGAAACTGTTGGAAGCGCAGACCTATGAAATCACCTGGCAGTCGGTCAGCGTGGCGTTCGAGTAATGCGCCTCACGGAACGGCTGACGATTCCGGGCGTGCGGCAAGAAGCTCACGGTGAACGCGACAACGGCAAGACCTTCGTATTGACGGAGATGGATGCCTACAACGGCCAACGATGGGCCACCAGGGCGTTGCAGGCACTCGGCTCAAGCGGTATGCACATCGACCCGGAACAGCTTAAGGGCGGCTTTGCTGCGCTGGCTGGTCTGGCCTTCGTCGGATTGCTTCGAGCCAACAGCGACGTTATACAGGGCTTGCTTGATGAAATGCTGATGTGCGCGAAATACGAACACCAGCAGGGGCAGCCGCTCCAATCCATCTTGCCGGGACCGAAGTGCTGCGTGGAGGAAATCAAGACCTTCTACACGCTGCAACGCGCGCTGTTCGTGCTTCACACGGGTTTTTCGTTGCCCGCGTCCACCCCGACCTAGGGGCGGATTCATTCGCCGCACGTGCGCGCGGGCTGACCAACTACGAAAATTTCCCCCCGCTGATTGGCATGATTGTCAGCAGCGAACATGCTACCCTTAATGAGTTGCAAACCGTCTATGGTGTCCGTGATGCCTATGACCTTGCGGAGCTTATAGCGGTAGATTCACACAACAGGCGCGAGGCGCAGAAGACACGTGGCCACCATAATTGATGCCCTGTTGGTTACCTTCGGCATAGATGCGACCAACTACAAGAAGGGTCAGCAGGAAGCCGGAAAGTCGCTTGAAGAAACGAAGCGCAAAAATAAGCAGGCCACTGAAGACATCGGCAAGCAGTTCAACCGGCTTGGCCTCGATATCGCGGCCATGTTCCTTGGTTTCGAGGGCGCCACCGGCTTTGTGAAATTCCTTGGCGGGCTCAACAAGGGTGAAGCTGACCTAGGCCGCTTTGCGCGCAACATCGGAATGAACGCCCACGAATTGAACAAGTGGGGCCAGGCCGTGGAGTTGAACGGCGGCAAGGCTGAAGACGCGCAGAGCGCCTTTGCCAAAATCACACAAGAATTTTCACAGCAACAGGTGACCGGAGCTACCGGCCCGCTGCTGACGTTCCTGCGCGCTCGCGGTGTATCCATCCGCGATGCCAACGGCAACCTGCGCAATCAAGGTGACATTCTCGAAGACCTGGCCGACAAGACAGCACAGTATGGCCGAGTGTATCAAGCCACGATGTTCCGCAACGCTGGCCTGTCCGAAGGTGAGATAAATTACCTGACGATGGAGAAGAAGGCCCGCGTGGAATTGCAGCAACTCGCGGAGCGCAACAACGCCATCACAGAAGCCAGCACGAAGGAAGCCGCGGAATTGCAGAAGCAATGGAACGCTGTGCTGCAAACGGAAAAAGGCGCCTTCCAATCCTTCTTGACAGAGATATCACCCGGACTGATTAGCGCGTGGGAAAAGACAATAGACGTGACCAGCCGCGCGATGTCCGGCATTGATGATTGGTTCAAGGGCATTGAGGCCAAGAAACAGAAGGCAAAGAATGCGCCCGCTGGTCCTGGTGCGTTCGACCGTCCGGCCGCTCCTGCCGGTGGCTATTGGAATCAATTTACTACG